CGGAAGGCTTGAGCGCTTTTGAAAAGCATTGAAGCGTAAAACCCAGATGATGTTTTTGGAGTTTCACCAAGCGTTTTCAATACCCCGGATACACGGCGAATTGTACGAGGCCCGACGGATACAACGCCGCTTTTTTCTTTAAAAGCGTACATGGATTTACGCAAGTTGCCTGGCTTTATTTCGACTTTTCCTTTTCCGCTTTTTGGGTAATAATAGTGAGGTTTCGGGGAATCGTCAATTTTGGCTTTTGCTGTATTGCGCAACACTTTAGCCCCGGCCAAAAGCACTTTTTGGCGTTCGCGCCTTGTGGCTACTTCATTGAGGTAGCGTTTTATGTTGGCCTGTAATTGTTGTGTCCCTTGAATTTGCATTTCGGTCTATTTTCCCCACTTTGCGCGGGCTTCGGTATCCCATTTGTCGTATAATGCCTGTGTCGCTTCCGCGCTTAGCACTTCCTTCGGTTCAGCTTTGCCTTCCCAGGGAAAGCGCACTAAATCAGTAGGTGCTAAGTTCTTCCCGCGTTGCAGGTGAGGCTGCAAAAACGTGCAAGCCAACCAGCGTGCGCGCTCCCATGCACTGCGTTCTGTATCCTCATCTGCGGCGTGCCTGGCCTCTATCGCCCAAACAATATGCCGTAGGTCGTTATCCCAGTAGTCGCCCGGCGTAATTCCGTGCCGGATAGCGGATTTATACACACTCTCAAGACTTACCCCCGCTTCGGCTTCGCCTTGTTCACGTTTCCCCCGACTGGCATACTGTTTGCAACTGCATCCATGCAGCGCTGCATTAGCCCTTCGGATTCATCCATCATGTCGGCAATGTCGTCAATGGTCAGGGCAAAGTCTTTGCCCTCTTTGCGGTGTCCGTCTTTGAAGCCATGCCACATAAGGCTAAGCAATACGCGGGGCTTCATTTCTTTTTCAAGTTGTGCAAAGTCGTTAAGACTAAGGTCGTTTTCTTCGCAAAAGCGGGTGAGGGCTGCCATGCCCCAGGAAAAGGGCAGCATCCCCCGCCCGGTTTCTATCTGTTTTGCCGTCATGTCTTTATTATTTAAGATGCCATTGATACCGCACCCGTGATTGTCCAGGTAGCGGAGTAAGTGCTGTTTTCCTCCACAGCCGCCGCAAATTCAAGCCCCGTGAGGTAAGCGGTGCATACCCAATAGGGTACAGCCGTCGAGGATGACGTTTGTCGGAAACGCACTTCCAGCGCTGTGCCGGAGACGTAGTGCGTGAACAAATCATCTACCCCCAGGTTAGTGGTATCGAAAGCGATAAGCCCTTCGGAGGTCAGCGTGCCAGAACGACGGCCAAGCGCCGAAGAAGTCCAGCTACCAACATTGTCCTTGGTCAGTGTGTCCCGCGTTTCCACGGTCAGGCTCATAGAGCAGTTTGTGGCTTCGCCAATTGCGACGCCGGAGGCATATATCCGGAAATTAGTTCCGTTTACTACGTTTGCCATTGTTTAGGATTTATTCGTGAAAAAACCGCGTTTCTTTTTTGGCTCTTGGGTATAGTAGTTGTTGACTTCTATTTGTTGGGATTGCGTTTCCTCTTTGGGCTTTGCGTGCAAGTCGCGCCGCGTTTGGTCGCTTGCTTCGACTGCAATGCCCTGGCGGATCAGGTCAAAGCCTAAATCTTCCGTTACATCGGGCTCGGCTCCAGGCTGCCACTTGAAAAATGGTTTCAAGATTCGTATTATCATCTTTGGTGGCGTGCGTTGTATGTTTGTTCAATGACATAGACGTGTTTACCCACATCCATTCTCATGCTTTGTTGGCCGGCAAAACGGATGCTTTGTAAGGTGATGCCGCCGTATGTGCCAGGGGCTTTTGCGTCTAATGCCGTGCGCGTGGCAGCCGCTACACTGCTCATGTTGTCATAGCTTTCGCTGAATACCGTTACCGTAAACTCCACTACATCCAATGGGCTCGCTCCGTCCTTCGTGTCGGTCGGATCGGTGCCTTCGATGCTGTATATCACAAAAGGATAGGCAGCATTTTGCGGCGCTATGTCCGGGTAGATGCGTGTACTGATTAGGTTCGTTACACCTGTTGCCCCGGACAATATGCTGTATATGGCTGCTCCTATCATTTGCGAAAATCAGTTTCTATTTCCATGTGCTGACGCCAGGCGTCCGGCGTTATGCTTACAATGTCGTAGTAGTTGTTACGATATAGTATTCGATGCTTTGGCGTTACGTTCGCATCATAACGTAGCGTAAACATTACGCCCTGCGTTGCGGTCTTTTGTCCTGATTCTTCCGTCTCCTTGTTTGCGGTTGGCCTGGCTGAAACCGATGCCCACCGCGTTGCGTATGTTGTCCATGTTTCGGCAGGATAGCCCGTACCGCTTTGCGTTTCGCTTACCACCTGTATGGTAATGCGCTCCCTCATCTGTCCTATGCGTTCGTTCTTGTTCATAACAAAAACGCATAGTTTACACGGTCGAGTAAGTATTTCGATGCGGTCGGCAGTTGCTTAACGCTGTCCATGCGGTTTTCATAAGCATCTGCCACCATAAGAAGCAATGCTATGCGAATATCCTGGGGGAGTGCTGATGCCGCACCGTACCCAGCCTGATATACCACCGTTATGGCGTTGCGTTGCACGCGTACCGTTGGCCAGCTAACGTTATACGCGGGTTCGATAACGCAGCGTTTCGCATAAAGGTCAACGTTATACTGATTCGCTGCCAGCGTTTGTGTTGCGCCGTTATCGTCAATGTACGTTATGCTTGTTACGCTGATTACCGGGTGAATGGCCAGGCGTAACAAAGACGGTTGCGCAATGTCTCCCCATGCGTCGAATGTCTCCGTTATAGTCTGTGTAACGAGAGCCTGCGAAAGGTAGTTTTGCGCCGTCTGTGCAGCAGATGCCACAAGCGCAGCTATAAGTGCATCCTCGTCCGATGTATCCACTTTTAGCCATGCTTTTGCGTCGCTTGTGCTGATTACGACTTCAGCCGCGGGCGTTGTTACCTTCCAGCCTGCCATGTGTTATTTTTTGCGCCTTACGGCTTTTTCTACTTTTCGATATTGTTGCGGCCTATCGGCTGTTTCGATCGCGTCCTGGTTGCCCAGCAATTCGATGTAGCCTTCTTTTTGCGCTTGTTCTGCCAGGGATGCCGGCATGTAGCCAACATCCCCGGCAGAGTAAGCAAGGCCGAAGCGCCCTGTCGGGCTTTTCACAAACCTTACTTTAATCATGCGTCAATCTTTTTTGGCGACGAAATAGACGGTATAGCGGGTGCTTTGTGTGCCGCTGCCGTCCACTACGATTCGTTGCCTGAATCCGTACACTCTATCTTGTTCCATGCGACGGGTGCCGGCTGCAACATGATTGATGGTATCAACGCTTACCCAGTCTGTGCCATTGTAGGATAACGATTCTTCGACGGTGTTTGCGAGTGAAACCGTACCGGATAGGCTCGTTGCTTGTACATGCCAGCCGCCGGACCAGTCGGATACGAGGCGTGCTGGGATGTCAATGGTATCGTTTTCTGTGTTCGTGATGGTATCGGAAAGCGAATAGGTGTAGAATGGTGCGGAGGTCTGATAGTCCGCGTTCGGTTCGCCAGCGGATGCCAGGAAAACAACGGCGGCGATAACCATGAAAGATGCGAAAATCTTGCTTAGCATTAGTTATGTTTTGAAGGAGGTGGGGGTGTTTTAAGCCCCCACCCGGTTAAAGAATGTCGGCAAAAAGAAGAGTTCTTACACCGCGTCGGTAATGTCCGCATCCTTGATAGCTGCGAACGATGCCGCGTGGCGCAGGGCTGCATCCCACCAGGAGTTGACCACAATGGTGATGAGCGCGTTCTTTGCGGAGGTGTAGGGGTCAATGACAATGTCAAGACCTGCCCACTGGCCCAGGATAAGTTCGTTGAAGTTACCGAACAAGACGGCGTGGAGGTTAGTGCCGCTTCCTTTGGTCAAGTTCGACGGCACCTGCGTCGAAACAAACGCACGGTAGCCATTCAGCACGTCCACGCGGGCAGCATTGGCTGCCGGGGTAGGCCCGTCCATCCAAACGAATTGCGCCGTGCCGGATGCTTTCTCCGTTTTCTTGAGGTAGCCCCGTACGCCGGGCGTAGTCAGGTAGGCCAGGCTTCCAAAGTCGGCATTGTCAACCGCTACCTCTGTTTCAAGGTCAACGATTTTACCCCAGGTCAGCGGTCCGCCGTCCGTTCCGCAGGCTACGCTTCCGATGCCGTTGGTGTTCAGGATACCGGTGATGAGTTGCGTGGAACCGTCGCCATTGATGAGGGCGCTGTCAAGCGCTACGTTAATGGCGTTGTTGAGGCGCTCCCGGACAAAGTTTTCCACGTCAATGGAACTTTGTACCATCAACTGTTTGCTGATGTCGGTGAACGCGCCCAGGCGGTTGGGGCTCATCTGGATGCGGTCGAAGGTCGGGGAGGTTTCCGCGTTCGGGTCGTTTTCGCCTTCCCATACGGCAGTAGCGGCTGCATCGTTGCGCGGGAAATCAATGTTGCCGGTTAATCCGGTGAGTACCGTTGCCCCTGCGTTGATGACTGCCAGGCGCGGGTCAAGAAACGGGATAAGCGCACCCAGTTCGGTGGGTACGGTAAACCCGCCCGCCGTGGTGGTGCCTGCCGTCATGTCGCGTTTGTGCATCCCGCGTTTGGTAAGCATCGTAGGGATGTACAAATTGCCCGACGGGGTGATACCGGCCTGCCGAAATTCGCGTTCTGCCTCCTGGCTCATCTCGGCCTCGATGCCGTCCAGGGCTTTGCCGGAGGCTGCCATGCGAACGGCACGCAGGAAGGAGTAGCGCTCCGTTGCTTTTTGTTCGGGGGATGCCTGTGGCTGCTTTGCACGGGATACCGTTACCGCCTGCCGTGCTTGTTCAGCTTCGGCGGCTTCAGCCAGTTGAATGTCGGTGTCGAGGTGTTCGATTTCGCCTTTCAGTCGTAAGGCGTTGCTGCGCTGCTCCTCGGTCAGCATCGCATTGGCAGCCTGCGTGGAAATGGCCGTCAGTTCGTCCATCTTTGCCCCGCGCTGCTGCTTCAATTCATCGCTGCGCTTCATGCTTTTTGTTCTTAAGTTGCAAAATATCCGCAAGCAGTTGCGGGAAGTCTTTATCACATACGCCCTGTGGCGCTGTTTGTGCCTGTAATGCCCTGGCCGTTACGCTGGTTTGTTTGTACGCCGGATACGTTACCGGAGATACATCATAGAGTACATCCACCTGCTCGATACGGCGCTTTGGCTTCATGCCATTTTCGTTCATCCATGCGTCTTTGCGGATAGTGAACGCAAAAGACGACTGCGAAATAATCCCACTGCGTATCATCTTGAGCAAGTCATTGCCGAACGTGGTATCCGGTGCCTCAAATTTGTATCGAAGCCCTTTTTCGTCAACGGATAACTCAAGCGTACCATTTGAAGTACGTGCAAGCGGGAAATTAGGGTCGTGATTGAAAAGCGCTACCACATCCGTATCGTCCGCACCGTCAAAAGCCCCTTCTGCTATTTCCTCATCGTATCCTCCCAAGTCGGTGGATGCGTTGAACACAGCGGCGTATCCTTCAACGGTACGGCCTTCAGGCAATGCCCGGAGTTCGAGTTTATATGTGCGCCGCTCCATTTCGGTCGGCAGTTGCTTTTCTTCCATTTCGTTGACTGTTTTAGTAGCCCATTCTAACATTGCATCGCCGCCCCATGCGTCGTACATGATGCTGCCACATACTTCGTTTCCATCCTCATCCGTATATCTGCCTGTATCGTACACCTTTGCTCGGCTCAAAAACGAATATGTCCTTACCACTGTGTCGTGGCTTATCGTCTCCCGGTTTGCAAGCTGGTTAGCACGCTGCCAGCCGACCGCCGTACCGCAATCGCTGCCGTTTTCGTCTCGGTGCTTCAATGCCCGCTTTGCGTTGTTCGTTGCGGCCTGTGGGTAGTTATCGTACGGCATGGCTATTGGGTTTGGGTTTGCGTATCCGTTGCTTGTCCACCTTGTACACCTGCGTCCGTGCTATTGGATGCAAGGGGCATACCGAACACATCTCCGCCCTCATACGGGTTCATGTTTTCAAGTGCGCGTATTTCGTTGGGGCTGATCGCCCGGATGTTGTAAAGCGCTGTATAGTATTCAGCGCGGCTTCGTGTGTCTCCCCTTAGCAATCCGTCAAGATTAAAGCGAACAAAGGTTAGCCCGGTTTGATTATATCCGAACAACTTAGAGTTAAACTCGCTTTCAAAGCGCTTGCACCATGCCCGAAGGGTGTACTGCACAAACAAGCGGTTAAGTACTTCAAGGTTGTTGAGCGGTGTGCCGTCGGATGCTGCAAGCAAGGGGAGGGGAACGCCCAGGATGTTGGCCACGTCTTCAACCGTCATTTTGCGGCTTTGCAGGTCGGAACTATCCAGGCGTGTGCCTATGCTTTTGTATTTCACCCCGTGGGATAGCAGGGCTGTTTTACCCTGGTTGGCAATGCCTGCATAGTTCTTGTTCCAGCTTTCCTCAAGTTCTTTGCGCTGTGCCAGGTTCAGTGGTGTGTCGGTCTCCAGGATGCCGGAGATAGCAGCGCCATTTTTGTAGAAATCGCTATATGTCAGCAGTTCGGAGATGCCGCGCTTAAACGTGCTATTAAGTAGGTTCAGCGGGTTTTCCCCGTTTTCCCCGTCGCGTGTCCATGCTTTGAGGTGGATAATATCGGCAATAGGGTAGGCTTTTTCGCCGATGATGTAGTACATACCCGTTTCAGTCTCAATAAGTTGATAGGGCTCGTCCACAATGTCGAACATGGCTGCCGCGCCGCGATTGTCGCGGATGATTTCGATTAGGCAGTTGCCAGGACCATACCCTTTATTGCCGGTCAGGATAGTGCGCACAACGGCCTCCATAAATGAAAAACAATCGTATTCAGGGGAAGGTCGGAAGTTGAGCAAACGCCACACCGGATTTGTTCGGGCTTCCTGTATGCTGCCGTCGGATGCTACGGTATAGACGTTGAACGGCAAAGATGCCATTTGCGTGGCTATGAGGTCAACGGCACGGAAATACGCGGGGATAGATAGGATTGTTTTACCCGTTACCGCCACCTCTTTCCCGGCAATGTTGCCCAAAAGAGATTGCCATAAGGTCCAATCTTTGGCGGGGCCTAAGTTGGAAATCTTGCTGCGAAATATCCGCTGCAATGTCCGTGCGATGAAATTTGCCACGGCACAAAATTGCAGGGCTTTTTCGGCAAAAAGTGTTAACAAAGTAAACAAAAAACCCCGCCAGGGCTGGCAGGGCTAAAATCACATAAAAAACCGATTGAAAACTATCTTTTTACTTTTCTTTTTTGCCTTGCTTCCACCTGCAAAAGCACAACGTACCGCCTACGCATTACCCGAAACACGCCGTAGTCAGCGTATTTATGAGCGCCAAATAATTCGTAGAACTCTCTTTCAAGGGCTTCGTAGGCAGCCAGGCCGCTGTTATGCTTTGGGAATATCTCAAAGTAATATTCAAAGTATCCACGAAAAGAATACAACCGTTTTACCTGGGTCATTTTGTCCATTAGAAATAGCTTATCATGTTGCCAATATCAAACGTCGGATTTTCTTTGTCGTATTCCTGCATGGCCCATACCGCGTTCACGGCTGCCATGATACCGTCTATCTTTCCCTTGCTTTTGCCCTTATGAGGTCGGATGTTGTTGTTGCTATCCCGGTAAATCTGCGTGTTATCTAAATTCCATGCTACTACAGGATTGCCGTCATGGAGTAATTGTTTGCCGACGGTCAACTGCTCAAAGTACTTTGAGGGCTCTGATAAGTTGCTTAGGGATTGTTGGCACTTCTTAACGGGTATGCTGTTGCGCGTGTATAGTTCGGCGGCGAAGTTATCCGCCGTCCAGGGGTCAAATGCAAGTGCCTGCAAGGTATGTTCACCAGCTGCGCGTAAAATATCCCCGCGTATTGTCTCCAGGTCTTGTACATTACCTGGCGTGGCCTTTATCCAGCCTTCGTTTGTCCATAACAAGTAATTCGCGTTTTCTTTTCGGTCGCGGTCGTGTATGGTCTCCTCCGGGCAGTACGTTGTAACTTTCAGATAAAGCGTACCGTCGGGCATACGCCACAAGTACGCAAGGGCGCTCAAGTCTTGGGTACTGGCCAGGTCAAGGCCCATGAATAGTTCTGTCATTTGCAGTTCCTCATCCGGTACCTGTTTCACGTTCTTATCCCAAATGTGGCCAGGTATCCAGCTTTCAGTTGCACCCGTCCAAATGTTGAGGTGCAAGCGTTTGAAAGAATTAAGCGCCGACGGTTGGCTTTTGGCCTCATTGCTTAGGAGTGCGAAGTTTTGCGCGTCTATGATGTTGCCCATACCGGGGTTTGCCTTCGCCCATGTTTTAGCGTCGAACGGATCATCCTCCTGCGATGCGTTGTATATGACTGGCAGCCATGCCGGGTTCTTGACTTTGCCGCGCCGGATGAGTTCGGCCTCGTCGTGTATTTGCTCGGCAAAAGTATTCTTTACCCCGGCTGTGGTAATCATCCAGCACATGGAGTTCCAGCGCTTAATCATGCCACGGGTAAGCGTGTCGTATAGTTCGCGGTTGGGTTGAACGTGCAATTCGTCGAACATAATGGCATATGGCCGATAACCGTGCTTTGAATACGCCTCGGCTGATATGACTTTGATTGTGCTGCTGCTTTTGGTGTGTACTATGGAATTTTTGAACACCTTGCATGCACCTGATAGGGTAGAATCGGCAGCAATCATCTCCCGACATGTGTCGAATATGATACGCGCTTGTTCACGGTCGCCAGCTACGCAATACACCTCGGCATTGTGTTCACCATCAGCAATAGCCATGTATAGCGTAATAGCTGAAAGCAAGAACGATTTACCGTTACCTTTGGGGAGTTCAACATAGCAAAAGCGCTTTTCCCTGTATCCATCCGGTCGAAGTGTGCCGAACGCTGGGTAGATGATATCTTGCTTCTGCCATTCTTCCAGCAAAAACGGTTTGCCGGCTAAGTCTCCATGCAAGTGCTTGCAAAAGCGTTCAATGAAACGCACAACGCGCTCCCCTTTGGCCTGGTCATATATCCGCTTTTGCTTTTTCAAGGTCATATATCAAATTCATCTTCTTCTTTTGCCTTCTTTGTGTCAACGTCTGCCCATTGCACCTTATTTTGACTGGCAGGAGATAAGCCCCACCTATCTTCAAATTCCTGCATCATCTTGTGTGATTCTTTCAAGATATTGAACCAAGTGCGGGCATTGTTTACATCTTTGGCCATATCCTGGGCATTTAGGTGTGAATTTGCATTGTTCCAAAGCTGATATGCAAACGAATACCGCTCAATCTGTGGTATTCCTGCGTTGGTCAGCATGTTTAACTGAACGAGTTTTGCGCACGTTCGGATAAACAATTCTTTGCCGGATTCGCCCAATGTGTCGGGTGGTTGGGGTATAGAAGGTAGATCGGCCTGGGGTTCGTTCTTTGGTATCCTGTCTTTTCGGAGTGTCCCCTGGATAGCTTTGATTTTATTGGGAATTGCGTGTCGGCCCATAGTTGTGAATTTTGGCAAGATTCGCGCTTGTGGGCGCACTGGGGTTATCCTGTAAAACGAAAAAAAACGACCCTCCCCGGTATCGTTTTGGCAATTTTTCGCCCATTTTTTGCAATATTTTCATTTTATCAGGCTTTTTATTGCCATTGTCTTATTAGCGGGAACAAAGCATCCGAACACTCCAACGCGGTCGCATGTCCATCCCAACTTCTCCAAACTGCTCTTCCTGTCGTGGCAGGGCTTGCATAATGTCATAAAGTTAGCAGCGTCCATGCGTGCGCCTCCGGCTGCTATCCTGACTATGTGGTCGGTAACACCCTTCCTATCTCCTGGGCTTGCATCGGTGGCCTTGCCCATAGCTAAGCACATTTCACATAACGGGTTGGCTATGCGGTACAACCTGGATACGTTCGCCCATGTGCTGTTATACGCATCGCGTTCGCCAGTCTGCTTACGTTCGCGTTCCTCGTACCGTTTACGCGTTTGCTTTGGCAGGCTCGGCATACAGCAGTTTTAAACGTTTCTTGTTCACCACGCTAAGCACTAAGTTGCGTGAAATGTAATCAGCGCACATGTCGTATGCCTCTTTGTGCCCTATGTCGCGCCCTTCATTGATGCGTTTAAAAATGTTGGCAAGGCTATCGGCATTGTGTTCACCTGGCCCTGCTTTCGGGTTGCCGTAGTGCATAACACCGGGAATACGGAACTCCGGCATGTAAGCGGGTGCAATCGTAGGGGCACCTGCTAACATAAACTCCAACATAGTGATATTGCTCTTGGCATGATTGAATGGTACGTTTTCCAGGCACACTACATTGTAGTGCGGCTTTTCTGCCTTCAATGCCCGGAAATACTTTGCCGTTCCCCTTACCCAGTCTTTTAGCAGGACTTTGGTAAGGTTTCCGCCGTAGCGTTGGTATAATGGCCAGGGTTCGCTGCCTATGAATAGAAAGTCCATATTGGAGTAATCGGTAAACGCATCCCGCAACAGCATGAGGTCTCCGGTATGTGTTTGGCTCCCACGCCAGGCAACAAGTGGACGAGGTGCCGGCGATCGGTATTCGCTCCGGTTATCCCATGCCCAGTCGGGTAGTGCGTTGGGGATAACATGTATCTTTTCCCCAGGTGCATAGCCGTAATACACCAGGGCTTTCTTGAGCGGCTCCGTGGATACGCTCACAACATCGGCATAGCTTAGGCATGTCTTTAGGCTATGCGATATTTCTTTCTCCCGGAAAATAGCGGCGAATTGGTTGGCCGGTGGAATGTGGTTTTCAAAGATGAGGTCGTCCATGTCAATCCAAAGACGTGTACCCATGTCCTTCGCGTTTTCGGCTATCTCGCAGGCTGTTGCGCTCATTGGCTGGTGCATCACCAACCAGTCAACGCGGGAAGCATTGCCCAGGCCGTAGCCCATATCATCCACGACTACTATTTCCGGGTCAATGTCTCGCAACCAGGCGAATGGCCATAAACGGTAAAACGCTTGTGCGCCTTCGCTATCGCCCTTATGCCAGCTTCCATTGGCCGTGCCTATTTGTATTACCATTTATCGAATTTTTCAGATGTGAAAAGCATTCCCCATTCAGTTACCTGTTGCGCGTCGTGTTTGAACTTGAAACCGTGCTTCGCAAATAGGGCCTTCCATTCGTTCTTTTGCTTTATGTTGATGTGTCCCCAGGCTTCATCTTGTTCGGGCGTCGTGGGATATGGTGTAGATGTAAAGTACAAATATCCGCAATTTTCGGCTAATTGCGGTATGATAGTGTTAAGTTCATCGTCGGCGATGTGTTCAAACACCTCTATGCAATAACACGCATCGAATTTGCCGGGCATCTTAAATTCACCGTCCTTGAGGATATAGCGCTCCGGCTCAACACCACGGGAAAGCGCAAAATCGCGCTCATAAGGGTTAATGTCGTAACCTATGGTATCAAGCCCTACCCATTGGCTGCCCACCAGGAAGAAGCCCAGGCCGCTGCCAAATTCAAAGCAGGTTTCAACGCCTAAGCCGTGTTTTAGCCAGTCGGCTGCCGTCCGATGCAAACTAACAAGCGCAGGCCAATGGGTAGTCGTGAAGCCCATGCGTACTTGTTCGTCAAAAAAATACTTATTGTCCACCATTTAGATAAAAGTTAAAAAGCCCGGTACACATTGCACCGGGCTAAAACATCATGAGTCAACTATTTCGTTCAATTCTTTCTTGTATCCTGTAGGCGTCATCCAATAGATACGACGCCAGTTC